CAAGCCTAAGCCGCTGAACATAGAATAGACCTTAACAACATTTTCTTGAGAATCTACAGTATAAATTCCCTTAAAAACTCCCTTGGGGTTGCCGCACTGATCATTAATCATACTCATAGCATAGTTAATGCTAGAGCTTGGAATGGCTTTCCAAACGTCAGCGTTGGCGGTAATGATTACACCAACGTATTTAGATTGCTTCAAATCAAAGCCAGCAGCCAATAAATTAGAATTAAGATTCTCCACAACAGCCTCTGCTATTGCGGTGTCCTCTTTAAAATTAGTAACTGTCAATTCTCCATAGACGGTAAGACCTTCGCCGTCAGTAATCAACTTGCCCCACTCCATAGGATCTAAACCTTTAACGGCTGATGGCATAGAAGATAAGGTATTAAAAATATCAATAGGCTCTACGATAGCCTTGTTGGCTACATTAAAGAAATCAACCTGACTTACATTTTGGTAGATGGCTTCAAGCTTAGCATTATCTACAACGATAAGGTTATTAACCTTCTTCGTTTGTGTTAATTTTGCTAATTTAGATAATGTGGTCAAAGCATTGTTTTTAGTTTGAGCATCTTCGGTATCCATTGGAAGAACAGTCATGACAATTAGTGGCTTGCCAGTTGCACTAAGAATATCTACCATGGTATCACAAGAGCCAGCGCCGGATCCACCGCCAAGAGAAAGACAGAGAACATTGACTTGTGAAGCCGAAAGCTTATCATCAACCAATTGAGCAATCTCTGCTCTATGACTTTCCGCTGCGTCGCGACCAATTTCTAATTCTTTTGCCGCGCCGCCAAGCCCGTGTTGAAGAAGTAATTTATTTGAGTCAGGAACATCTATAAATTTGAGATCCTGCATTGCCGTATTGACGACAACAGAATCATACCCCAATTTATAAAAAGCCTCAGCCAGCCTTGAGCCAGCTTGTCCCGATCCCATCACTCCGAAAGCCAAACTTCTATCTCTTTTGGCAAGTATTTTTGCAGCCATCTTTTGCTCCGTTTGTTTTGCTTGACTCTTAGCTCTTAAAGCGGCTAACTTGTCATCATTTACTTGTGTTCCAACTTGAGGAACCTCTATAATTGGAAGGTCATCTACTACTTCTTCGGCTGACCCTGATTCTGTTGTTGTTGATTTTGCGCTCATTAATTTTCCTCTATTTGAATATAACTTGTATTTTGATTTCTTCTTGAGTCCAGGTCTTTAAAATAATTTTTAATTTAGTTAAATCATAGTCTGAACACATACCTATATCTTCGTCTTTTAAAATAGAGTCATAGATGGATTGATTAAATGTAAGTAGCTCATATCCATTTGAATAAGAGGCGCTATACCTATGTGAAGGATCCTCTTTTTCTAAAAGAGCAATATAAGTATAATATGTTGTGCTAGGATAAGATTTATAGATGTTTATAAGACCCACATAATGAACGCACTTGATATCTTTTAAGGATAAACCTTTATGATTATCAAATAGGGATGATGGCTCTTGTTTTAATTTAGCGATAATAATATCAGGGATTATATTCATTTCAAAAACCATTGATTTTTTTGAAACCAATCAACCGTGTTAATGAGACCTTCTTTAAATTTAAAGCCAGAATTCCATCCCAATGCCTTGAGCTTGCTGCAATCGACACTATATCGGAAATCGTGCCCTTGTCTTGGATCTGGAATAAAAGAAATTAGCGAATGCCCTTTACCCATGGCATTGCAAATGCTTTGAATTACTTCAATGTTGGTAAATTCTTGATTAGCCGAAATATTATAAGTTTCATTGTCTTTACCGCTTTTCATAATGGTCATGATCGCATTAACATTATCGGCAACATAGGTCCAGTCTCTAATTTGAAGCCCTTTACCATAAAGCGGTATCTTTTCTTCATTTAAAATACACTTAATGGCTTTAGGTATTAGCTTCTCACTAGTTTGTCTTGGTCCATAATTATTGGAAGAACGAGTGATATTATAAGGCAAGCCATAAGAGGTCTGTGCCGCCCTCACAATCAATTCTCCTGCAGCTTTGGTGGCTGAATAAGGGTTTCTGGGGTTCAAAGGACAATCCTCTGTCCAAGAGGCGTCTGTTTCCTTCTCTAATTGACCATAAACCTCATCAGTACTAATATAGATTAGTTTTTCAACGCCCCATTTGATACAAGAATTAACTACAACCTGGGTTCCTAAGACGTTGGACTGAATAAACTTATTAGGATCCTTTAAAGAATCATCGACAAAAGATTCGGCGGCACCATGAATAACAATATCGGGTCTTTCATATTCGAAAACCACATTCATAAAATGCGAGTCCGAAACATCACCTATATAAAAGGCGTGGCTTTTATTTTGATAAATATTGTTCAGGACTGAACTCTTAGTAATCTTATCGATGCTAACAAACTTATAATTTTTGTTTTCGGAATTAGCCTGATCATAACAAGCCATTCTAATAAAATTAGAGAAAATAAATCCGCATGATCCTGTAATTAAAACTTTTTTAGCCATGATACTTTATTTGTATAAATTATGTTTTAAATTTTTAGTATAAATATCTAAATCCATCTTATACTTATCTCTCCATTTATTTTTAAAATAAGTAATGTTATGATTCATAAATAACTTATTGGCAGGATTCTTTTTTAATGAAGCGCTTTCTTCATGAAAGATTTTAGTCTGCCCACAATAAACTATTTTTTTCTTTTGATTAACACCAACCGATAAGCACAAATCAACATCATCAAAAGCCCAATGGTAATTTTCATCCATTCCTTTATTGCCCGATTTATTTTCAAAAGCATTTTTGAAGGAATCTGCTCGAAGAAGAAGCACCGCGCCTGTCACAACCTGAAATAGTCTATTCTTTTCTGCATTATCGTCGCTCTCTTCGCCACTTCTAAAATGCATCGGCAGATCATACTTTGGTTTAAAAGTAACGCCGGCATGTTGCAAATTGTTAGTACCTGTAAAAAGTAATCTTGCACCGACAACCCCAACCAAAGCGTCATTTTTTATGATTTGAATCATTCTTTTTAATGATGTTGTATCTCCAAAGGAGACATCATTGTTTAAAAGAAGTATCAAGTCATCATCTTTAGGCTTGGCTTCATTAAATAAGAAGTTGCATCCCTGAGAAAAATTCTGCAAATTATTTTTAAACTCAATAACTTTAACACTATCTCCCCACTGAGATGCAACCTCGACAGTATTATCTATTGATGCATTATCTTTAATCCACCAAGTATATTCTATGCCCTCTAACGCCGGCATTAGCGACTCTTTGAGTTTAGTTAATTTGTCACAACCGTTCCAGGTCAATGTAAGTATATGAACTTTACTCATAATTAAGATACTCTTTCTACAATTTTATTTCGTTTAACGCGACAGACAGGACACCAAGTTCCTAAATTTCTAACACTTGCGATAGTTGTACTCCATATATGACCTTTATTACATTTCCATTCTAATTTTTTATTAGCAGAAATATAAATTATTAAAATCCCATACTCATATTACCGCCTACCAATACATTTCCGGCTAAATCAACCTGTACCGAAGGTCCTAAATAAGTATTATTGGCTAATCCCTTTGGCAATACACCGCCTATGTTAAAATTAATAGGATTAATTATTGCTGCTGGTTTTTGACTTCCAGTTTCATAAACAACACCTAAATGTAACCCGCTTATTGCCGGATTAGTTTTATACCGCCCATAGCTCATAACTCCTAGTGTTACTCCCGCATTAGCAGAGCCTTGAACTGGCATTTGAGTTAAACTTAAACTGCCACCAGCGGTTAAAAATAACCTCGGATTCCACCAGCTAAACTTAGGATCTGGATATTCTTGCTTGAACGTCGAGCTGGCGATTTTGACCTCATGATCTTTGCCATCTACGTTAATAGAGAATTTGTTATAAGCATATTGTCTCTGATTGTCATCGGTTCCTAAAACGGTTACCAACTTATATTCCCTTTGTTTAATGTCAAAGCTCCAGGGCTTATCTTTCCAAGCGCTAAACCCAACATCTCCAAATGGTACGTTTGTTTCTGAAAACTTTTCATCCAAACGAAGGGTTTGTAAATTTTGCTGATAACCATGAGGGTCAGGATAAGTGGCAGCTACTGGTGGAGGGCTCTCTCCTGGTGTGACGCCAGTTGAGGGAACATCCGTCCCCGTCTGACGCTTAGACGTGACTGACACAATATTTATTGCTGTCAATGAGGCATTCAACTTATCTAAGTCATCTTTAATAAGCTTAAGATTAACGTTGTTATCTTTAGCCATGTTATCAATGTCTTGTTTGGTAGCATATTGAGCTAAGGCTCTCGTAATTCCATCTCCGAGATCCTTTTGAGCAACCATCTGTTTTTCAATTGCATCTTGACGAGCTGATATTTCGAATTGTTTATAAACAACAATTCCTCCTACGGCTATTAAAGCTAGGAATCCTATTAAAATTAAAATCTTACTTGATAGTGACATCTTTACACCTGTTATTTAAGAAGAACACGTAAAAGCCTCATCAATGAGGCTTTTGTGATTTCTTTTATTTGTTTTGAATTTTTTCACTAGCCGTTCCACTGCAGCTAATGATTTGAGATCTTCTTTGTCCCATAATTTTTGTTGTAAATCTTTTAAACGTCTAAACATTTCTGCATCCGACATTTTTCTCATATCTTCTTTTATTTGCTCTTCGCCTAACTCTTCTGAATTTTTTATTTTTGCCATTTTTGAATGAAAATCTTTCTTGCCTTACTATATAATTCGTGTGTGTTCAACTGTCCAGGCTCGAATATTTCTTACCTTTTTTATTCCCGGCACAATCGGGACACCAATGCCCTTTTTCTATTGAATATCCGATTGCGTTCCAAATATGCCCAAAAACACATTGCCAAGTTAATTTCGTATAATAATCAATATATACCTCTGAAATACAAATTCCATTTCGAGCAACTGCCAGCATTTTATACTTTTCTATTTTGTTTGAATATAATTGTTTTAAATCGATATTTATTTTTTTATTCGTTTTAAATCCATATTGATTTAATAAAGAAATTAAAATTTTAGAAATATAATCAATGTCTGTCAAATTAACAAATTGTTTAATTTCTATTAGAACAATATTATTATCAACGCATAGTTTCTTTTTTAAATCATCCTTTTCTTTTCTTTTTAAAAGCTGAGATTCGTTTTTAATAAAAAAATTATCAACAATATAATGCTGATCTCCTTGATATTCAAAAGCTAAACCTAGACTTTTATTAAAACCATCTAATTCAAGCTTACTGCCAATTGAAGTTAAAAGCCATTCAGGCTTAAATTTATTAAAAGGTTTTTCAAAAAAGGACTCAAAAAATAATCTACATATCCTTTCGCCTATATTTGTTGAACATTCTGGACACCAAGATCCTTTACTTTTAACATTATTAAAATTGGCGCGCCAAATATGACCATATTTACATTTCCACATTATTGGGGTGGCTGAATTTAAATATTCAGTTGATAGGCAGTATCCGTCTTTAATATTGGCAAACAAAATACAATCTTCAATAGATAATTTTTTATTTTTGGAACATGTTGGACACCATTTTCCACTTTTCACATTTGCGGCGGACGCATCCCAAATATGATCAAACTCACATTTCCATAATAATTTTTTATGAGTATCAATATACGTTAATGATAAGCATATGCCTTTTTTAGAAAAAGCATAATCTTGACACATTTTTAAATATTTTTCTTTTTCCATTTGTTAATAAAAACTATTCTAGATTTACAATACAAACTATAAGTATTTAATTGCTTGCTACTTACTTTCCCAAAATGAACTACTGGCACCTCAACTATTTGAAATGGTATAAATAGCTTTTTCGCCCTAAAAGAAAGATCCGTATCTTCGAAATAACAGAAGAACTCTTCACTAAATATTTCATTATTACCAGAAATATCTAACTTTTTCCAATTTTCTTTACTTGAAGCCAAACACCACCCCGACATATACGCATTGCCGTCGAGTAATTTATTGGCTTCTTGTTTAAAATTAAACTCATCATCTAATTGTCCCATAGTTGGACCAACTAAGCCAATATCACATTTTTCAATTAAGTGCTGTGTCCAAATTGTATAATCAGATTTAACGCGTATATCATTGTTTAAAAATAAAACATTAGCCGCTATTGATTGCGCATATCCAATATTACAAGCCCGGCCAAATCCAAGGTTTTGTTCATTTCTAATGTATTTAATATTAAAATATTTTTTAATTTCTTCTTGCGTCTCATCAGAGCTAGCATTATCGACCACAATAATTTCATGTGTCTCTTTTGGAAGATGTTTTAGATCTTCCAAACATGATTTGGTAAAATTCCATTTGTTAAAGATAGGTATAACGATGCTTAATTTCATTTAGTTAAATTTACAATCTGTTCTGCTACTTTATCCCATGTGTATCCTGGGAGGGCGGCTTCAATATTTGGTCTAAATTTTGCCATCAAAGAATCATAATTTGACACAGCATGTTTTAATAAATCAGCAGCGGCATTTACGTCTGGCGTAAATGCTTTAGCATAAGGAGACGGTTCCCAATATTGCATTTCTAATCCGGCAAAGCATTCTTTACCTGGAATTAATAATGAGTTATCATCATTTAAGAAATCCAATTGGCCACCATAGCGCGGGGCGAGGATCATCTTTTTGGCGGCAAGGGCTTCTAGCCCAGGCATCCAAAAACATTCGGCTTTAGTCATTGTGAATACGATATCACACGCATTATAGAGAGGCTCTATATCTGGTAGAAATTTGTCAAGAATTTCAACGTCAGCATGATTCCTATACTTACTCTCAAAAAGAGAATAAACGGTTTGGAAATCAACTTCAAACTTTGAAGTACATTCTTTTTTTACAATTTTTAAGACAAGGCAAACATCATCCTTCTTAGTAAATGCCTTTCCGTAAGCATTCAAGAGTCCAGTAATGTTTTTGCGAACATGAGGTTGTGCAATATTGGCTAAGATCTTTATTTTCTTCTTAGTTTTTAATGGATGAATCTTTCCGTCTTGGAATTTTTTCAGATCAATTCCGTGAGGAATAACAACCATTCTGTCTTCAGGAATTCCGTTATCGGCAAAGATTTTTTTAGAAAAATTAGATGATGGGAGAACTTTATCTACGTTAAGGTATTGTCTAGCAAAGTTTTGGGGGAGAACAGTTGTCTCATAATTCCAAATGCCAAACCTGTTTTGATTACCTCTAAGGAAGTATCTGTCAAAGTTCTTTAATGCGGTATATGATAATTGCATATCATATTTTTCCTGAAGCACCGAATTCTCATATTTTTTTATGTTTTCGGGAGCTTCAGTCTCTAATTCTTTTAAATTCTTCGAGCCCCGTAAATAAGGAAGTAAATCCTCGGGGAAGTGCTCGACTCCATCTGTTGAAAATAAATCTAAGTCGTGCCCCTGATTAATCAAGGCTCGGCTAATATTTTGTGCTACGATACTCCACGAGTGATTTCGACCAAGGAATCCTTTCCAACAAATCTTCATGCTTTTCTTATATCCTCTGCAAATTTTTGTCTATCAAAATTAACTTCCGAGTATTCTTCAAAATTATTTAACTTTGCGATCGGCGCAATTATTTTTTTGTTAAGCCAAAACTCTAGAGTATTAAACAGCATTAGATATCTCTGAATAAAGACATCTTTGAAGACCGCATTTTCTTGATTAAGGTTTTTAATGTCCATTAAAGATTGTTTAACCAATTGATTCTCTGCCTCACACTTATCACGGTTAATCAATATATGATATAAAGAAATAAGTGGGCTAGTCCCTCTTAATTCATAAGCGCTCATTTTTTTAGCCATATGAAAAGAATAGAAATCATCTAAGGGAATATTCTCTCCATTTTTAATGTGAGAAATGATAGTTGGTGAAAGAAGCTCAACCTTCTCTTTATCCTTTTTATCAGCCGAAAAAACAATTCGTCTTAAATTTTCATCAGGTCTTAAATACATTTGCTTCTTATCCATATCACTTTTAATGATCATATAATCTGGATTTTGAATAGTTACTTTTGACCATCTC